TGGAATAAGCGGGCGTGGCTGTCATCCCAATTCGGGCCGGATTCAGCGCAAGCGGCGAGCAATCAAATGCGTGTTGCGAACCTCCTTGCCTTGCAGAGACAAGGCGGTGGAGCATATAGGGGGCGCATGGCAGATGCCATACGGAATGCAATGGGGAATCTCTACCAGCAACGGCTCAATGTCGGAGAGCCAAGAGAGAGCTTCCTTGATTGGTATCTCAGTCAAACAGATCCACAGCGATACGAGTGGACGAGTTCATAGAACAACGAGCAGGGGGTGGACATGGCAATTCAAAATACATTTTTAGACTTTGATGCCCCTTGGTGGGGACAGGTGCTGGGACAATTTGAACCAGCCCAATACTATAGCTCACCTGCGGGAAGGGCATTTGCAGCAGGGAGTCCAAAGCGTGGCAGGTATTTTCAGAATGCCTATCAAGACATAATGCAAGACTATTACGGTCAGGCAGGCACGGCAATGCGCCAAGGAAGAGCGCCAATGAGTTTTATGGATTACATGGAAACGAATCCCTGGACTGCTAGGTACTCTTCGTTACCACAAGCTACCCGTGGGGTAACGGGCATGGCATCAAATCCAAGAACGAGGTTTTTGTTTAACTACTAATGGCAAATGAGAGCATAAGAAACCTAGAGGAACAGATACGGGAAGAGTGGCGAAGGGGGAATCTCTCGAAGGTACCTTCGCAGCCTACTCCTGCGCCTGTCACTCGGCCTGCTCCCAGCCCAGCCCCTGCGCCAATCTCTGATCCGATCCCACCCGAGGAAGAGGAAAGAGGGTTAGGTGGCACTTTGATGAGTGGCCTTGAGCGGGCCCAGCGATTAGGTGGGCTGGCTGTAGGAACTATTGCTTCGTTGCCTTTGGGGGCCCCAGCTTCTGCTTTAGGAATAGATCTTCCGTGGTTCCCAGATCCAGGGAAAATCCCAGCAGCGTTCGGAGCGTTCTTGGAGCAAACCAGAAAGGGTGATTGGGACGCTGCCATCGAAGAATACCAAGACGCTCTTGATGCGGGTAAATATTATTGGGGAGCTTCCGAGGTAGCAGGTGGCCTGCTTCCATTCGGCGCACCAGCATTTGCTGGAACAAGGATTGCAGCGGCAGCACCAAAGCTGGCGGGAACCCTGGGGAAACTTGGTGCTGGGGCACGGACAGTGAGTGGAGCTGAGAGAGCAATGAGGGGAGTAGGCAAGACGCTTCGACTTCCCTGGGAAGCTGAGGAAGCGGTAGGCCGTGCGGTAGGACGAGGGGTAGGACGCGGAGCAGGCGCTCTTGGGCGGGCAGCTGGTATCTCACGGTTCCGAAGGCCAGCAACAGAAGCAGCTGGGGATTTTGCAGAGCAGGCTACGCCAGGGGGGAAGCCACCAGGCACTCCAGTTGATACGCCAGGAGCTGCGGGTCAGGGCGATAGGCCAACGACAATCAGCGCAGATATTAGGGAGGGGTTTAGGGCTAGACGCGAAAGGAAGCCGGTAGACCTAACCTGGAGAAATAATTTTTATTCTAAATCAGTAAACGCACTTAACGATGCTATTGAAGGTGTTACAAGGAAGAGGATTTCCAGGCCGCGAGCAGGAGAAGTGTCAGGCATAATCGAAGCTGCTTATCGAGAGAAGGCAGACGTAACTGCTCAGATAGCGTCACATCAAGCCGTGGTTGGTTCCTATATACGTCGGGGGATGTCGGTCTTTACTGTGGATAAGAAGGGCCGGATATTGGATGCAAATCTCAGGAATGTTCGCCCACTCCGACGAAAACCAGGTGATCCACCTGCGCGTGAACTTCTAGATAAGCCAACCGTTCAGGATATCGCAGCCCGACTGCCTACCTATCGTCGGTACTTAAATGAAGAACAGCTAAAATTTATGGAAAGCCTTCGAGATATATTCGAGAATGGAACGGAATGGACGCTTAAGGGTGGCGTCAGGGTGACAGTGCCTGCGTGGAACAGACTGGTCAGAGAGTCCGTGCGGGGCTGGTCTCCAAACCGTGTTCGGCCTGATATTGAGGAGGGTGGGTTCTTTTTATCTCGTGGCCCTGCCAGGACTGACGAGCGGAGAGCGGCGTTCGATGAATTTAGCAGTTCATTTACGGCTAGGAGTGGAGCTGCGCTTAACAGGAGGCTCGTTGCTGAGAACACCGCGAGGAGTCCATCTATGACGTATGCCATTACTAATAAGGCAATGGTTTATGATTCATTTGAGGATGCAATGGTTGGCTACATTGGGCAGGTAGGTGACAAGCTGGCTGACCTGAATATTATTGGAGCAGCGAAGATCGCGAAACGCAGGCTGGAAAAGGCAGAACCGTCGAGGCTGGGCAAGACTGAGGTAAGGAAATTGTCAGGATCTAATGTTCAGCTATACACCGACGAACTTACCGATGCGCTTGATCGGGCAGTCAAGAGAAATAGATTTGATTTGCCCGTCGTTAGAAACATAAACCAGATATACCGTAGCATGAAGGCGACGGCAGATCTTTCTGCGCTCGGCATTCATGGTGCGTTTGCAGCGTTTAGGAATCCAGCTGCATGGGGAAAAGCAGCTAAAGTATCTTGGGATACCCTGTTTAGAAAAGAATCTAAGGCTTTTGCTGATGAGGCGCTTGCAACAAAAGATGCCGCAGCGATGGCAGAGGGGCTTTTTACCTCCGACATTTGGGCAACGGCTGGGTTGAGGATTGGTGGAGGGGCAACAGAGTACCGGATTCCAGGCATAGCTCGCCTTGCTGCGACTGGGGCAAGACCAGCAAGGATCTCTGCGGACATCCTTGATCGCTTCAATCGTAGCTTTGGAACTTTCGGCGATAATCTACGCCTTGAGTGGGTAAATAATCTTCTTCGGGCAGAGGTAAGAAAAGGAAGAACCCTGGATGAAATCTGGAGATCTGGGGACGCCAGAGAGATGGCGACGATTGCGAACAAGCTAACTGGATGGTCTGCGAATAGAGCTGGTGGAGATCTCGGGGATCTTCTCTTGTTTGCGCCAAGGTATCTTCAGTCTCGATTCGAGTCATACGCGCAGTTTATTTCTGGCGCAGGAAGGCTTGCTACCGGCAGGGCGCAGACTATTCAAAGTAGAGAGGCATCGCAAACGATAATGAGAATGCTTGGATACGGAGCCATTCTCACTGAATTTATTAACTGGGCAGCTGGGCACGAGACAGATAGGCGTCCTTGGGTAGACGGGCGCCCTAATCCAAACTTCTATGCAATCCGAGTTGGCGGTCAGGACTTCTCCTTGTTTGGCCCTTCGATTGGGTTCTTCAGTGCAGTAGCGAATACCGTAACTGGACACCCTGATAGGGCGTTGCGAAGCCTGGGAAGCGGCACCTCAAGAATATTGTGGGATAACATTTGGAGTGGATACACGTTTATAGACGAAGAAGCCATGTTTACCAAAGGTGAAGATGGTCAAATGAAATTCACGAACCCAGCGAGGGCGATACAATACCTCGGGGAACTAACGCTTCCGATTGCCCCAACGCAAATGGTTGGACAGGCAGTGGGGATTGCACAGCAAATCCCAGGCGCAGTACGGCAGGCTACTGGGGATCCCACGGAAGAAGAGCAGGTTGGGCCAAGTCCGATTGAACGAATTATTGGTGGTGGGTTAGCCCTCGGAGCAGAAATGATAGGAACAAGGGTGAGCCCGTTGAGTCGAGCAGACTGGCAGAATGAGATTGCCAGAGAACTGTACGGCTCAACATATGATGAGCTTAATGCAGATGTAAAGGTAACAGTTGATAGTTTGGTTACCGAGAGGTACGGGGAGCGGGTCTACCGTGGGCCCAAGGGTCATTTGTATGAGAAGAAGGACAAAGCGAACGCCACCTTCATATCTGGGCTGGAAGCCGTTTCCGAAAAATGGTTATCAGCTTCTCCGGAAAGCACCGAGTGGAGTCCTCTCAATGCAAAGAAGGGGCCAGGTGGATACAACGAGCTTCGGGAAGAACGAATCGAGAAGCTGTATGGATTCTGGGATTCAGAGAAAGGAAGACTTGCCGGAGGTCTGTACGACAGGCTCTACGACATGGATGAAGAGAGAGAAGAGCCGGAGCTTGGCACAAGAGAGCATAGAGTCTGGCAATATTATCAGATCTTCAAAAACGCTACGAACCCTGACAGCGGGGAAATTGATTGGGATGAGGTTGATAAGCTGGAAGGTGCGTTCTGGGCCAGCCTTACCGATCCTGAGATAGATGAATTGATGGCAAATATTCGAGTTATCGAAGGGGAGTATCCTGAAGCAATTCAAAAAATGGTTGATGCTGGAAGATACGCAGGCTCCCTAGAACTAAACATTGCCGGAACTGTCGGTACCTATTATGACCTGGAGAGTCATCCAGCCCTCATTGAGTACGTTATGCGTGAGAGCGGGAAGGATAGGACTGCGGTCGAAGGATATTTGGCGCTACCCTACCTTGAAAGGGTGCCATCTGGAAAGGCAGAGCCTGGAGAGTCTATTCAGGAATCCCTTGTGAAGGCAGGCCGAGAAGGTGGGGCCCTGTACGAACTGAAGCAACAGTTCGTGAGACAGGTTGATGATGAGTGGATATGGGCAATGATGGATTCTGCGCGGTCTTATCGTGGACACGCGAAGATTGAGAAGGGTTTGTATCAAGCAATACGGGAAGGGCAGTTAGTAAAACCAGAAATAGATTACGATTCACTTTATCGAGATATCTTGAGGTCAATCTAGCAACCACTATATGTAGTGTGTTTGACGAAATAGTGTACTATATGCAGAGGAAAAGGAGTGGTAGATATGGTTACATCGACGGAGCCACAGGAAAACGACGATAACGTAGAGATTATCGAAGAAGTCGTAGAGGAAACGGAAGAGGTTGAAAGCCAGGATGAAGAGTTGGTTACGTCCGAAGACGTGCCTTCTGGGGATGCCCCGAGCGGTTCTGAAGGGCTGGTCGATACCCCAGTGGAAACGGTGCAGCAAGAGCCGCCGCCAGAGGCTACCCCAAGGGTTGACCAACGAGCAATAGATGAGCTACAGCAACGCAGGGCTGCTGATGTCCAGCGTGAGTGGCAAGAAAAAGTTGGGCGCACTGCGCGGGCGTATGAGCAGCAGCTTCAGGATCAAGGGTATATGCCAGAGCAAGCGAGAGATCAGGCGCGAAGGTACATACAACAGGAACAGAGATTCCAGAAACAAGAAAAGGAATCTTCAGATATGATTCAGTATGTTCAAGGAAAGCAGCAGGCTGCGGTTCATTTCATGAAAAAGCATGGCTTGGCAAACAAGCAAATGCTGGATGACTTTGCTGCTCTTCAGCAGGCCAATACTCCCGTAGAGATGGAGAGAGAGGCCCAGCGCATGAAACGCGAACGAGCGCTTATCGCGGAGAATGCAAGGCTGAAACAGGGTCGTGTCGCCCCTCAGACCTTTGACAATAGTCAGGGGGCCGCAGAGGTGACGTCGAATCAGGATCGGCTGTTGGAGGCGTATATCAATGGGGACAGATCTGAAGCGGCTGTTAAGGCCGCGCAACGCTTAGCTATGGGCAACTAGTAAAGGAGGCAACAAATGCCACAGGCAGCAACAACTGGTAATCTGGAAAACGCTCAGAGGATTATTATCGCAACAAGTCGCTACACCGAAGAGCATAACGCTCCAGCGATGAATCTGATTGAGCAATTTACCCTACCAAAAGGAAGCAAGCAAGTCACGGTTCCAAAGGTAGGACAAATGAGCATGTCCGACCTTGTAGATGGGCAAGACATCATCGACGAGGAAGAGATCGGCATGACCACGGTAGACCTCACCGCAGCTGAGGTTGGAGCCAGGATCGTTATCACTGACAAACTGGCACGACAGAGTGCCGAGAATGTCTTTTCGATCATAGGCCGACAGCTAGGTGACGGCATGGCACGGAAGAAGGACGCAGACGTAACGGCTTTGTACTCTGGCTTTAGCACCGACATCGGTGCGGCTGGACGAAGCATGAGCCTAGCGAACGTCTCCGCAACCGTCGCATATGCAAAAGGGAACAAGTTCGGATCACAGGTCTACATTGTTCAGCACCCATTTGCGGTGTGGGACATTGCGAACACAGCGGTAACGGCATCGACAACCTACCCAGTTCCGGCTGGATGGTCTGCTGATTTGCTGGGGAACTTCTTCAGCGGCCTTCGACCCATCAACGGCGTACCAATCTTTGAGGATGGCAACATCACCATAGATAGCTCCGATGATGCGGTTGGTGTGTGTGCAGACCGAAGCGCATTGGGTGTTGTAAAGTCCGTAGACACCAGAACAGAGCGCCAGAGGGACGCATCCCTTCGGGCAACTGAGGTCGTGATAACGGCTGACTATGGTGTATTTGAGCTTGACGACTCCAAGGGTGTCGCACTTACATTGGATGCTGGTACGCCTGCAACCTCATAAGTAGAGGAATAGGAATATGCCATTAACAACGAGGGAACGCACCGAGTTGCGAGAGGAATTAGTTGGACAGGGCTACTCATGGGCATATATTGATGAGTGGCAAACGAAAACATCTCTGTGGCGTCACCGCGCACAGGTGTCTCCATCTGGTGAGGTTGTGAGTGAGGTTGGCACAAAGCTGGATAACCTTCCTGGAGATCCAGCCTATGTAAACAGCAAGGCCCGACAAGGGCTCCTCCGATGGCCCCCAGGTGATTCATGCTCGTGCCGGTGGTGCGCTCAGAGAAAGGGTGAGTCACCTACTCAGGAAGCAACTGCTCCTGATACGGAGGCCCCAGAGCGACCTACGCGTTCGCGCCGAAGGCGACGATTGCTAAGAAGCTAAACCAAGCTAGGTGTAAAGATTACCGTGCCTAGCGTAAAAATTTACAACGGTAATCGCAGGACTTTGAGCCTGTGAAAGGGGATTCGACATGGCATTCCCAACAACGGTATTTCTAAGCTATGGCATGGAGAAAGAGGAGACTTCCGAGCAGAAGCAGAAACTCGGGACACGAGCAGTTCTTCCTGACGGTAGGGTATTCTACTATGCCAAGAACTCCTCGGCAGCAATTACACCCGCAGGGAAGATTGTGGATGGTATTGCAGCCGTAGCAGCTCACGACATGGACGTTGCAGCCACGGAAGCGCATTCAGTAGGCGACACTACAATCAGCCTTGAAGTTCCTACCACTGACCTTACGCTAAACCAGTATGCAGATGGATATCTTCTCATCAATGATGGCCCGGGACAGGGAGAAGTTTACAGGATCAAG